CCTTTTGTTTCATTTGTTGCAAGTGGAAGAAGTCCTTCCAGGATTTGTATCAATGACTTTTGTATTACAATATTATTTTAAATGTTTGTTGGTCTATATATCGTTTATTCTGTTCTTTTTTTCATATAATGATTCTTTTTTAAATATTTGTTATAGCTTTGCTATGACAATTAATAATGTTTTTTCATTTATTAATTTTTGAATGCCGTGAGGTATTTTAATTAATAAAAAGATTTGTGTATGGAATTGGGCAGGATTGGCGAATCCTGCCTTTTTGATACCGTACGTCAACTACATAATAATTTGGGCAAAACAAAATTTATATATAACTTTGTAGCATCTATATTGAATTAAACATTATTCTAAATCACTAAAAGAGTTTGCTGATAAAAATGTCTAGATGCTATCGTTCGTGATGAATAATGGCATCTTTTTTACAAATGTTTTTTTCACAGACCATTTTTTTATAGATATTATACATCTTTACTTGCGAAAGTGAGGGTGTATTTTTTATTGGCTAAATTTTGCAGCTTGGAACAGAGGATGCATCTTTGCGGAAAAATGGATAAAATCAGATACCGTCTTGTACATAACCGCCAGAACACACTTAACAGGCAGGGCACGGCTCTTGTACAGGTTGAAGCCTATTTGAACCAAAGGAAAATCTACTTGAAGACAAACGTG